CCCAAGTCATGAGAGAGACCAACTGAGAAATTAATATCATTCTGATTATTCCCCAAGGTTTCTAGAGGCATTACAGCAATTGTATTTAGATTAACTGATGAATTTTCCTCCACCAGCTACCTAACTTTTTAACGATAAATTTAGGAGAAGTCATTGCTAACAATGACAGAATAGCGAAACCTAACACACCTAAAATTATAAACGGGCGCTCATTGATGTCCTGAGTAAAATAGTCTAGTTTCCAACCGATATCCAGAGATAGATAAACCCAACAATGCAAACAGGCGTAAAAGAAGGAAAATAATCCTACTTGCCTTCTTGCCCGAATTAAATAGTTCCAATCAGAAAGCCGTTTTCCATTTTGGGTTGAAAGTAATTTTGCAGCACTACGCAACCATCGCCTAAGCGGCGTTATCAAAAGCGTAAGCAGCAAAAATATCATCGCCCAAGTACCGGTAAAATGGCTGAGCTTTGCGAATGGATTGACTCCCAAAGAATCAAAATAATATTGGTAAACCAGATAAACGCCAGGTGAACTAGACAAGATAAACAAAATGCTTCTAAACCATTTTTCTCCTTTAGAAATCCTGACTCTATTACTTCGCGCAGTCAACATAGTCTAAAAATTAATGTTCAGATCAGACTCTGAATATAAGTATGACACTTCTTTTTCAAAACCATTAAACATTTTGGTAGGCCGCTTGCTAAGTTCCCCTAACCTTACCTCTCTAGCTTGACTCCATCGAGGATGAGGAACATTTGGATTTACGTTAGCATAAAAACCGTACTCTTCAGGCTTTAGATCGGAAGAGTTATGTGAGGCAATTGGTTCAAGCAAAAATTCACAGCACGCTAAAGGCCAGGCGGCCGATTTTGAACTGTTTGGAATTTCTAATCAGGAAGTGGTAATTTGGATAGATAAAAATTTAGATTATGACCAAATGATATTGGAGTTTTGGAAAGGTCCAGATGAACCAAACAGCGGTTGGATTCACGTATCTTATAAAAAAGAAGGAAATAGAAAACAATTATTAAGAGCTTTTAGAAACACGTTTGGTAAGACTCAATACGAGCCATATCAATACTGAACTCCTAACGAACTTAATAATATGTTTATGAAATATCGTGTTTAGCACTTGACAAATACGATATATTATGTTATATTGAAGTTATTATGAACAAATTTAAATTTATAGAACTAAACAAAGACTTATTACCAAAGACAAAAGGTAGAAGAATAGACGGTCACAGATTTTACGAGATTGAAGGTAAAAACTATCCGTCTATTACTACCGTTTTAAATATCAGAAAAAAAGATGGACTTGCCGAGTGGCGTAAGAACGTAGGAGAAGGTGCTGCCAATTGGGAAATGGGCAGAGCTGCTAGACGTGGTAAAGCAACCCATACTTTAGTTGAACAATATCTAAAAGGTGAAACACCAAGTGAGAGAAGTGTATTACCTATAGGTCTATTCAAACTATTAAAACCATACGTAGATCAGATTAACAATATTCACTTACTAGAAGCAATTATGTATTCACACAAATTGACCGTTGCAGGTCAAGTTGATTGTGTTGCAGAATACAATGGTAAGTTGTCAGTTATAGATTTTAAAACTGCTAACAAAGAACGTAACGAAGAATGGATTGATAATTATTTCTTACAAACAACGGCATATGCTATAATGTATGAAGAAATATTTAAAACACCAATTGAACAGATTGTCATACTATTGGCTGCTGAAGACGGTTCAGTTGCTTGTTACAAGAAGGATAAGAAAGATTACGTTGATACTTTAGGTAAGGCAATTGAAGACTTTTATAAATATTATGAAGAATTAAATAAAAACAAAGTCATAAGTACGAAGTAAATAAAAAAGGTGATTTAAATATCCTACTTGCGACCAAAACAGCTAAAGGGAAAAATGAAAAAATTAATATTAGTATTAAGTTTAATATGTGGTATTGCTTATGCTGGACACGGTGTTGATGAAAAACATTACGATTTATATTGGCAACAAATACCAGCAGTATGTGGCACTTCAGAAGCAACACAAGAATATATTGATGATAAAGGCTTTGAGGTTAAACACATAAGTTTAGGTAGATCAGGAAGTAGACCTGATGGTGAACCAGTTTATATGATAACGTATTATGAAAACAAAGATCAAGTTTTAGTAACAGTAGATATTCCTGGTGCTCAGGAAACTTGTATTTTGTTTCATACACATAATAAAAGTGAAATACAAACAAAAACTAAAAAAGGCGTTTAGTAAATGAAAAAATTTATAATGTTAATTGTGGCAAGTTTATTGATAACTGCTTGTAGTATAAAAGAACCAAGATTATCTTTTGGTAAAAAATGTATGGTTAAAGATGACAAAGTTGTCTATTCATATGTTTGGGTATGGGATAAAAAGGTTGGTTTAACTGCTACTGAAGCAGATTGTGAATACATTGCAACACATAAATTAAATAAAATTTGACGTTGAAGGTTAGATAATAACTAGTGAGGACGTGGGTGCAATACCCACCACCTCCACCAATTTAAAACACATAGATGTGTGCTTTGAGGGGGTGAGTTAGATTCGACTGCTACTAAAACTAACTGGAGTTAAATCGCTGACAACGTAATGTCAAAACTATAAATGCTAACGAAAGTTACGCTTTAGCAGCATAAAGTTGCAATGGGTTTGCCTGTACCTAGTAACAGAAACAGGCACTTAATTATGAGGTTATTATGGAACTTAAAGATAGTAAAACAAAAGACAATTTAAGAGCCGCATTTCAAGGCGAATCAGAAGCAAATAGAAGATACCTATACTTTGCTCAAAAGGCAGACATTGAAGGCGCTGCTGAAGTAGCAAACGTTTTCAGATCAACTGCTGAAGGCGAAACAGGTCACGCACACGGACATTTAGAATACCTAGAAGAAGTCGGAGATCCAGCAACAGGTGAACCTATGGGTGACACCGAACAAAATCTAAATTCAGCAATTAAAGGCGAAATACACGAATACACAGATATGTATCCAGGTATGGCAAGAACTGCTAGAGAAGAAGGATTTGATGAGATCGCTGATTGGTTTGAAACACTAGCAAAAGCAGAGAAATCTCACGCTGGTAAGTTTCAAAAGACTTTAGACGCCTACAAGGCTGCCTAAAGACGTAGGGTGGTGAACGCTAGCGGTAGTAACCACCCTTTACAAACAACAGAAAGTGTGATATATTATATAAATGAATAGCAAAGAATTTTCCTTATTAATTGAGAGTATAGTAAAAGAAAAAAAAGTTTCGTATATGGAAGCAATTGTTGACTATTGCGAAAACAATGACATAGATTTAGGTTCAGTAAAATCTATTGTAAACAAATCTCTAAAAGAAAAAATCAAATTAGAAGCAACAGATTTAAAAATGTTGAAAGAAAAAAAAGGTGGTGTTTTACCTATATAGATATGTATGGAGGGTTTGATGTATTTAAAATATATCTTGGAGTTAAGTTACATTTTACTACCAGTTATAATTATATACTTTATGGGGGCAAGGTAAATTGCAAATTAGAAACATTTACAAAACGAAATGATAGATATTTTTTTCATAAACTTAGCACAAAATATAACAAAGACGAGATACTTGATTTTTTTGTTGCTAACTTTTGCGAAAACGATAAAAAATGGGTAGGTAATTTATTACAAAATGATGGAAGAGAAACTTATCTTAATTATAAAAAAGTTAAAGACAATTTTAGTTACCATTTTCGAAATGATTGCACTAATATTGCTAATGACTTTGACAGCAAGCGCCTTTCTTTTAATAATGGTTTGGAGTGTTTTGGCGGACAACATCCTAGACTTTTACGATTATTACTTCAAAAGAAATTATCAATACAAACCGCAATCGTGCTTAACGAGGTCTTATCGTTTGTCAAAAATTGGAATAAACAAATTGAGGAAAAAGTTGTCTGGCCTAAAATCGCACTTACGTTTACCAGAATGAAACCATTTATAAATTATAATATAACTGAATGTAAATTAATTATGAAAGAGATATTTGTATGAAAAGAGTATTTTGTATAGGTAACGGAGAAAGTAGAAAAGTTTTAGATTTAGAAACATTAAGACCACACGGTAAGATATATGGTTGTAATGCTTTGTATAGAGATTTTAAACCTGATCATTTAAGTGCTGTTGACGCTGGTATTATGCACGAGATTTATAACTCTGGTTTCTGTCAAAATACTCCTACATTGTTTAGAGATTGGAATAGATTACCAGGTATGATGTATGAAAACTTATTATGGGCAGGTAAAAACTATTCAGACCAAGATTATGAATTAATTAAAAAAGAAGAAGTTATAAAGTCAAATGAACGTGGTGATTGTGAGGAGTTTGTTATGCACGGTTCTAATCTTGCAGGTGTTGTAGAGATATTAAAAAAGAATAAAGAACGTGAAAAGAAAAATATCAATCATACTTCTATCAATGTAAGTTGGGTAACAAATGACGATAAGGTAACTACCATAAACGATATTATGGAAAAAGATAGAGGTTGGGCTTGTGGTGCAACTTCAGGTTATGCTGCTTGTCATTATGAAAAACCAGATGAACTATTTTTAATAGGACACGATTTAGAAAGTGTTGACGGTAAACTGAATAATGTTTACAAAGATACAAAACATTATGGATTGAAAGAGGCACACAAAACACCTAGTGTCAATTGGATACGTCAATGGCGAGAACTAATGACAGAAAACCCTAATATACAGTTTTATAAGGTTAATCCAGACGCTGACAGATGTACTAGTCCTGTCAGCACACCAGTAAAAGAATGGGCAAAGTTGAACGTGAAGTATATTGATTATATGGCGCTTGACAAAATGCTCGGAATGTGATATATTATAATTATGTTTGACGGTTTTATATACAGATTATTAGATACGATTATTAACACTTGTGAAAAGACAAGGGAGTGGTTAAGAAACAGATCATTACCTAAACCTTGTAGATCAGCCAAAGAGTGGGCAAAAGATTTTGAAAAGCACAAGAGAAGTCGTATAAATAATAATGATACCGAATAATACAGGTAACACAAATACAACGAATACAATTAATAAGGAGAAAATATGGATTTTGAAACATTAAAATCATCATCAAGTAACTTTGATAAACTTACAAAGGCACTTGAAACAAACCTCAATCCTGAGGATCAATCAAACAAAAACAAATACCAAGACGACAGATTCTGGAAACCAGAGTTAGATAAAACTGGTAACGGTTATGCTGTTATTAGATTTTTACCTGCTGTACAAGGTGAAGAACTACCTTGGCAAAGAGTATGGTCTCACGCATTTCAAGGACCTGGCGGTTGGTATATTGAAAACAGTTTAACAACATTAAATCAAAAAGATCCTGTAAGTGAAGAAAATACAAGACTATGGAATACAGGCGTTGATAGTGATAAAGAAATCGCTAGAAAACGAAAAAGAAAATTATCATATTACGCTAATATTTTAGTCGTAAGTGATCCAAAACATCCAGAAAACGAAGGTAAAGTTTTCTTATACAAATTCGGTAAAAAGATATTTGATAAGATTACTGAAGCAATGCAACCTGCTTTTGAAGATGAAGCGGCAATCAACCCATTTGACTTTTGGAAAGGTGCAAACTTTAAACTAAAAATCAGAAAAGTTGATGGTTATTGGAATTATGATAAATCTGAATTTGAGGGTGTATCAGCACTTGCTGAAAGTGATGACAAGATTAAAGAAGTCTGGTCAAAACAACACGCTCTAAAGCCTTTCTTGGCAGCAGATAATTTTAAGACCTATGAGGAACTCAAAGAGAAACTGAATAGGGTGTTATCTGGTGCGAGAAAAACTGAAACCGTTGACAATGCAGACCTCCCGCCTCAAAGTAACGGTTCAGCAAAAAGTATGAACGACTCGGTGGATGCTAGTGATGATGACGATACAATGTCATACTTTAGTAAATTAGCTGAAGACGAGTAATCTTATCTCTCTCTAGTACATACTTTAAAGGGTCCTTTGGTAACAAAGGGCCCTTTTTTTTCATATAAATATAGCATATGGTTTCAATATTAGATCCACTAGTAGATAAAGCAGGTGGCATACGTAAAACGTCTGCTTGGTACAGGAATGCTGTATCATCAATTGCTGATAGAGTATCTGCTAGACGATTAATGAATCAAGGAAAACTAATAGGCAGACCAAGTGTAGGTCGTTTAAATATGTTCTTTTATGACCCTAAATATAAAAAGACACTACCATATTATGATACGTTTCCTCTAGTATTACCTTTAGAGAGAATACCAGGTGGATTTGCAGGTATTAACTTTCACTATTTGAGACCTGGTGCTAGATTTACTTTGTTAGAAAGACTACAAAGATATGCCACAAGAGGTAGAGAGATAACAAGTCAAAATAGTTTTGATGTTAGTTATGATAGAGTGAAAAATATATCACTTGTAAAAGGAACAATTAAGAAATATCTATTTGCACACGTAAGAAGTAATTTTTTAAGAGTTGATTTTGATGAGGCGGCATTAGCAGTTTATTTACCTGTCGCACAATTTAAAAAGGGGAGTCCATACTAATGGCAATATTAAGAGGCGGTAAAAGAATAGGTGGTATTGATGTTCGTATCGGTCTACCAAGAGATAGAAGTTTAGACAACGTTACAGGAGACCCACGTTTAAAAAGAACACAAGGTGGTAATCCTGAAACAACAATAGGTCGTTTTCAATCATACGTAAATGAGGCAGAGGGTTTTGCTAGAAAGGCAAGATATTATTCAGAATTTTTTTTACCAACAGGTGTCAGCAACGATAGTTTAACAGATTTCGGTTTAGGTGCTCAATCTAATTCTACAGCAGGAGAAACATTAGGATTTGCTACAGAGTCAGATAATATGCACACACAGATTACAAATGGTAGACGTGTTAGAGCATTTTGTAGTGCTATCACTATGCCTGATAGAGATATTGTTATGAAAGAAGTAAAACATAACGGTCCTGCTAGAAAAGTTGCATATGATTTTAAATCACAAGATATTACTGCTACGTTTTATGCAGATAAATTTTTAAGAGAAAGAACTTATTTTGAGTTATGGCAAAAGTCTGCTGTCAGTACAGCAAACTTTAATTACAATTTCTATAATGATTATGTTACAAATTTAAATATATATCAATTAGGACAATATGCTTCTAAACAAGAACGTGATGATGTAACTTATGGTGTACAGTTGATAGACGCATTTCCTAAAAATATTAGTGCTGTTGAATACTCTGCTGATTCAAATGAAGTACAAACATTTTCAGTAACATTTACATTTAGATATTGGGTCAATTACTTTTTAGACCAACAAGGAAATATAACTTTAGGACAACCTACTGGAGGAAGACCTGTTGTGAAACAATCACCATTCGGAGGAATTTTAAATAAACTGCCACCTGAATTGAGAAGGGCAGGACGTGATGTACTAAACGATTTAAGACGTAGAGTACCACTAGGTAGAATAACTGGCGGAAGAGCATTCCCACCATTTAAGATACCACCACTAAATATATAAAATTATATAATAAGGAGATATAATGACATTACCAAGTGTTGAAACACCAAGATATGAGTTGACTTTACCATCTACAGACAAGGTAGTACAGTTTAGACCTTTTTTAGTTAAGGAAGAAAAAGTG